NCCACGTTACATCACTTGCAAATGTTCCTACATTATTATTTCCGCTCAAATCAAAGACTTTATTGCCTGAGCCTTCATTGAAAAGCCAGCATCCGACAAAATCGGCAAGACCACTATCGTAATCAAGCGGCCATCCCATAGGAGGTTTTTGTTGATAAGGCCAACCCATTAAGAATCCGCTCCGCATTCAACAACAAAAGCTATTTCACACTGAGCAATCGTGGCTGTATCCTCAAGAAATACGAATTTGCCAAGATGATTAAGTTTTCCTGTCGTTGGATTCGTAACACTAAGCGTAGTTTGACTGGCAGCTTCTTGTGCTGCAAAGTCGGATTTCGTTGCTGCCCCAAATGCCAAAACAATTTGCTGTGTTATAGTAACCCACTCATCGAGACTATCTTCTTTCCTGCCCTGAACGATGACTTGAATACCAGTCGTATTTGCAGTAGTCGAGGATTGGCATACATCAACAGCAACAATCGAATCCCAAGAAGCACTCACATCAAACGCCGTACTTTCAGCAACGGCAGGAGGAGTAAGTGTCAACCACTCGTCCTGCTGATTAGCTGTTTTGGTAGGTGTGGTGATAGAAGTAGTTCGCAGAAGTTTGCTTCGATAGTGAACTCTACCGCCATCGGGGTCATAAGCTCCATTGAATATCACTCTTGCCGCCTTAAATGCAAGTGGTATAAAGAACGGCTTTGAAAATACAGATGAATTTGTTGCGTGGTCTTGAGTATAAATATCGGATGTTGTCTCTTTTTGAAACTGTATTCCATCTAAAACTAAAATTGTATCTGCTGCTGCCATTTTATATCTCCTTTGCTAAATTTGTTCCCCAAAAAGGGATTTCGTAGGTTATTTTCTTTTGGAATTTGTCGCCTTTTGTATAGTTATGTTTGTGCCTAATATCCACGTTAGGCCATTCGGATTGGAACGTATCCATTTTGCTTTCGGGCATTAAATACGAATTGGATTTGCCAGGCTCATTGCCACTGTTGTTCTTTATGTCCATATCGTAAAGCTGGACACGCCGAAAATACCAGCGATAAGCAAGCATTCTATTACAGACCATTTGCGAAAGCGCGTGCCCGCCAGCATAAACGGCAGCGCCGTCCGCAAGCCTCATCCACCATCGGTTTGTGTTATAATAAAATATGTCCTGTTGTTCCGGCATAAAGTCGAAATGGCTCGGATGATATATCACATCGTGCTCGGCAAAATAAACTATATCCGTATCTAATTGTTTTAATCCTTCCAGAATTTGCTTTGTGCGGGAACGGTGGCCTCTCTTTAATAATGGCATTACAATATTGTTTTCTTCCTCAATTGGTTTTTGAGATACAAAAATAATGGGAATATCACCAGCCGCCTCCTTGAGATAATCCCTGACCGTATTTAAGAATTTTTCCGGTGGGACATTATCGGTATAATATATGATGGCTTTACTTGGCAAATTTTCTTCTCCATTTCTTTGGTATTCTATCGGTTTGATTCTTATAAAATGTCTCTTCGTCCTTCCATATCCTGACCGGCATTTTATCGACGCCAATTTCGTGCAATATAATGAGCCGTCTATAACCTTTGCGGAGTATTCTTTTGCCCTTTTCCTGCCACATATCGAGCGGACTTTTTATTCCGTTATCACGAACATCCTTTATGAGTTTGACAGCATCGTTCAATTTGGCTCGAACTCTTCTTTTGCCTTTTTCGGTAAGACCTGACATTAAATCGTGGGGATGAAGATGAGCGGTCAGATATTTGGAATATGCCGTCTCTTCAAGTTGAAATTCCTTGCGGCCAAGAACCAATCTTGTAAACTCGCTAAAACTACTATACAAATTCTCTATCGCCTTGTCGGGACTTGTCATAAGACTCATCTTCAAGTCCATATTGCGATGACTTTTTCTGTATCTTGCCAGCCAAGCAGTTTTCTTTTGTTCTTCGCTGTAATCCATTCGATTGTCATAAACGTCATTGACTTTCATCTCTTCAATAAAGTAATCCGTTATTTTCAATTCACCATCCCAAGTCGGGACAGGCGCAAACTTATTTATCAACCAATTAAAATCCCTTTTTTGTTGAGGCCATTTATTGTTTAGCCATAAATTGCGGGAATAGCGCCTTGCCTTCTCCTGACTTGACCCAGGATTTTCGTATGGGAATGTATAGGCGCCCGTCGTACGAAAGACGTGAGCGAACCAGGTATTTTTATTTACGACATGGCGTCCCCCGCTAAGCCACGCCTTGCAAGCAACTTCCACTCCCACTTGCCCCCAAATGCCGTGCTTTTCATCAAGCCCGCCCAAATCCAAGAATCTTTTTTTGTGCATAAACCAACAGGCACCTATGCCATTCATAATATCAACTATTTTACCTTTGGCTTCAGGTCTTTTGCCAAACGCATGCCAGTATTTGACTTTTAGTTCATTGTTGATATACATAAAATCAGTTCTTTTATGCCTGCGGATTTGCCAAACATATTTTATTTTCAACTGCTTGCCGCAATCGGGACATTGATTGACCTTGAAAGGATTATATTTGTCTTGATAAAAATTGTGGCCGTTCTCGCATACCCAATCGAAGGCGTGAAGATTATACATCCTCGGTATCACCGTCCAGTCGTACTCGCAATCGGCTGCCAGCTTGACATCAAAGCCCTTATCAAAAGTCGAATGGGCATCGGTTTTGAGAATATACTTGCCTTTGGCAAGTTTGGCAGCCTCATTAACCGCCGCCCGCTGGCCTATCGGCTCTTCATGATAAATCAAAGTTAGTCGAGGGTCGTTATCGACTTTGGGTATGTCCCTATCACCGTCGAGAACCGCTATAATCTCTATCTCGCCTTCGGCGGCGGCAAAAGTAGTCTCTATCGTTTTCTTTAATAAAAACTCATTCCTTGATGGTATCAATACGCTAATCATTTTATCCAAAACCAAGAATTTTTGCTTTTTCGCCCCGGCACTTCGTCGTCAAGAACGAACCAGGGACTGATTTTATGTACTTTGGTATAAATTCTAACGGCGGGAATTACACCGCCCTTGTCCTTGTGAAAATCGTGGCCGCTTACAATTCCGCCCTTTCTGACCTTCTTCGACCATTCGATAATGTCCCGCATTACAAAATCAAAGTTGTGATTGGCATCTATATAGACATAATCGAGCGAGCCATCCTCAAAGTCCCTGACCGCATCCATACTCCATTTCTTTATAAGATGGGCTTGGCCGCTTCTGCGATATTCTCTGAGTCGGCTCCTTGCAATGGCATAGTATCTTTTCTGCCTTCGCTCATTGCGCCTGCCGACCGGTTGCCAGCAATCAACGCAATGAAGTTTCAGGCCGGGAATGTTATCAAGCATGAAACGAGAATATGCGCCCCTATAAACTCCGACCTCGCATCCTTCTCGAAAACCCAACTCTTTAAAAAGAATAATCAAGTCTTCACGAAGCACGTTTAATAGGCGATGCTCCTGAGCCTCGCCGTTAACATTGTATTTCTCAGTTATGTAATTTAGGGTGTCCATCCCGGCACCGGAGCGAATTTGTCCAACAGCCATTTGAATTTGCGCTTCTGCATAGGCCATTTATCGTTCAGCCATAAATCTTTCGCGTATTCCTGGGCATTTCTTACCGTCTCTCGCGGCAGATAATATGTGCGGTTCCTGTCTATCGCTATCGATTTATCGTGCGCCCGCCTGCGGCCTCTCTGCCAATGAGCGTACCAAGTCTTTTTATTGACTATCAACCGACCACCAGAAAGCCAAGCCTTGCATCCTATCTCACAGCCCATAGCGCCCCAATGGCCGTATCCTTTATCCAGCCCGCCAAGTTCCCAGAACCTGTCTTTGTGAAGGAACCAACACGAACCTTGGCAGGTCATAACATCATCTATTAGTTCGCCGTTTGTGCGTTTCTTCCAGGCAACGGCTCTTAGCCCTAAATCGCCAGGCTCGGAGGGCGAGGTAAGTCGCATATAATCAATGTTCGTTATTCTTGGCTTCCAGCCATCCTCAATGACCCCGTGCCTGCGGGGTATCACAGTCCAGTCGTATTTACAGTCGGCGGACAGCTTGACATCATATCCCTTATCCAAAATGCAATGGGCATCCAGTTTCATTATGTACTTGCCTTTGGCAATCTTGGCGCCGTCGTTCACGGCAGGCCTTTGGCCGATCCCGCCGAGCCGATAAATCAATGCCAATCCCTTGCGAGTAACTATTTCCGGCCTGTAACCGTCAAGAACGGCAATGACCTCTATCTCGCCGCCTGCCTTATCGAAGCAGTCGTCAATGGTGCGTTGCAAATAAGGCTCGTTGCGAGCCGCTATTACAACCGAAAGCATTAGTTGCTCCCCAATTTCGTCGGGTCTCTCAAACCAAATCCATACAAGGCATCATTCCAGGTATCGGCCTCGCCCCGACCCACGGTATTCTGTTCCTGCTTGTCCAATGCCCTGACTTTCGACATCAATCCCGGTTTTCCGGGCGTGCCGAACAGTTCATCCCGAATACCGGCTTCGAGATTAGGGTCTTGTGCTATCGCCGTTGCGAACTTTTTGGCAAGAATCAATACAAGAACCTCTATAAATAGAGCGTCGAAATCAGCAACAGCCGTTACCTGCTTGATGTACTTTATCTTGACGGGGGTTTCATCGGTGAACATCTCATTGCCTTCTAATTCGTAGGAATAAAGAGACACCTCTTTTCTGGTATCGTTGTCGTCCCACCAGTATTTCATACGCAGGAAATCGGATGGAAGAGTCCACGCATACGTCCATTGAAAGGCAGGAGCCGTTGCAGCAACAAGAGTAGCCCTTGCCCCTGCGAATCGCCACCAATGAGACCTCAACAAGGCGTCCCTTGCCTGCTCATATAGCAAATTGCAAAGTTGTGCTCTTGTATCGGTATCCGCTGTTACTTGGGCAAGAGTTACTCTCTTAGAACCGATACGCGCAAGCGCCATATTGCATATATCCACTTCCGCCTGTACTAAAGCCATAATGTCTCCTAATCGTTATTCGTTGTAAATCCTTCAAGTATGACGTGAATAGACTGCGCCGACTCTGTATCAATCTTTATTGCCTCGTTTGCAGTAAACTGGATTGGACGGACGAATTTGTGCGTGTATATCATTCCATATTGCAAGTCTATGGGGCCAATTTTAGCTGCGTCATTAGAATTTATCCGAAACCATACAGCAGTTGCTCCAGTAGCCATAACGACGTTAATCTGCTCAATGTAATGATTCCTATTTGCTTCAGCAGCAATTAAGGTTTCATTACCAGTAGCATCATCGGTTTGGCCAATTACCGTCCAATTATTGCGCCCAATAAAATCACTAAGCTTGGCCGTACCCGAAGTATTAAGCGTAATAGCCATAATTATTCTCCATAATGTTTGTCTGGGTAGTGTGATTGGTTACATACGGCTTTAGTCTGCGCCGCAGTAACACCCGCTCCATCAGAAAGACCATCTTTCTGTGGGTACTCTAAAGTGCCATAAGCTCCAGGGTCGGTAGTGGAAAACGTACATAGCGTTGCATTCACCGTCGTAAAGGCCAGTGCGTAAGCATCTAAGTCATCTTGCGTCATAGCCTCAACGGATTTGTACGGATTGTTCTTTATCCACCACAAAAAGCCCCAAAATGCCTGGTCTGTGGTTGCTGCCATAATTTAATCTCCTAATCGTGTCCAAAAATTCTTTTATAATTTCTCCTGTACCTGTCATTTGCCGGTTGAGCCATAATCTTGGTTCTGCCCGCAGGCTCGCCGTTCCGAGTGCAATATCCGGCCTTGGCGTTTCGCCGCAGAACTTCTTCGCGAACACTGCCTTCGCTTTCGTTCCAGGCAACCATCTCGCCGGAATCTCCCTTTGCCCTTTTCAAGATTTCCAAAACCAAAACCTTTCAAGATAAATCTTTATTGCCCGCCAAGTAAATCTTTTTGTTAGTGGCTTTTTGAAACCACAATTCCTGCACTTGCGAAAGTAAATGCCCTCAGCTTCACGGAGCATAAACATAAAAGACTTGCACTTGGGGCAAGGCGGCGTAGCACTTAATACTTTCACTTTTTCTCTTTCTTCTTTTCTTCCTTTTTCTTCTCTTCTTTGGGCTTTATGTATTTCCCATCTTTGTCAAAACTCGTCATAATAAATCTCCTTAATTAAGGGTCGGGGCCGAGAAAGGAAAGAATACTCGACCCCTTCCCAATTAAACTTACGTGCTGCACATCAACATAATCAATGGCCCTGCAATAGAAGTACTTCCCTGATTGAGAATATATCCGGCATACTGCCCGGAAGTCTTTGTTGCTAATTTGAATAGAGCAGCGTTTGAACCCCATACCAGCGTTCTCGAATCGGCAGCAGGCGTATCAATAGTCTCGCCGCCTGAGATATAGGCTGGCCCCCAAGTCTGGCACCAGAATTTATATCCTGCGGCAGCCGTCATAGCTGGAACGCCCATCCAGGCCACATAAGAAGCAGTAGCCTCGCTAAGTTCACGATACGGATTCTCGTACAATTCGTGATAGTCCGAGGTCGTAGAAGCGACCGGTATCTCACCGTCGAGATAAACCTTGGTAGTCGTACCGGAAGTGGCATCATTGCCCACAATACCAAAGCAGAAAGTGGTATCGGTAGCACTGTTGTCAAACATCACGAAGTACGCACCGGCAAGGTCATCTTCCGCCCTGCTTGCCACCGTTATCGTAGCGTGCCTGTCTCCGGCATAGCCCGCAAGCGGATTAGCCGTGTAAGACACGGCTCCGGCCTCCGTTGCCGCCGCACCGTGATAGGAATAACAAGCCACAACAGCATTGGAATACTTGAATACTCGGCCATCCCATGTGAGATGGCGAGTCCCGTAAATAAACCGCTGTGTGGTCTCATTAGTGCGAAGGCCATAGTTGGTATTGCTCGCAGTTAAATCCTGCGGTGTAGAGTCTGGGCCAAGAGGCCCGTGTGGATATTGAAATATCTTAGACATTTTAGGTCTCCTTATGATGTGTCGAGGCAAATGCCTACGACCGCTGGGCCTTCGACCCTGGTTGCTCCGAGGCTCAGTTCAACATAAACCTGAACCGTATAGTTCTTTGTGGGGAGACGGTCAACTTCGACTGTCGGCTCTTCGGCGATTGAAAGAACAATCGCATCCTGAGCGAAGGCGTAGCATTTGGTTGCGCCGGTGTCGGTGTCATCGGCGGACAACCTCGTACTCTTGAGAAACTTGAACCCACAAAACGTATCAATCTGGCCCTGAGCAAGCGCCTTTACGGTGTTGTAATCGGCGCTCTTGACCTCGGTTGTATTAAGCAACTGATTGATATTGTAAGGATTTGTAACAAAGTAGCGCTGGCGATCATCGTCAATCTCCGCATCATCCAGCAACTGCTTGCAGGTCAGGACTTTGTCGATAGTAAGGCCGGTTTCGGTCTTATCGCTCCAGTCGCTGCCCGCTGTGGCGATAGTACCGTCAGATTCCACCAGTCGGCATTCGCCGACGTCGTAGTTATTAACGGTAGTACCTCCGGCGTGGCCCGAATAGGCCGCGCCTCCCAACGCGGTGATAATCACGTCGTCGATAGTGCGGTTTGCCGCTGCAACCGCGTTTGTGACATAGGTAGATTGCGGGTCGATGAGCATTTTCAGCTTATCGAGCTTGTCAATCTTGTCAGACCAGTTGTAGTCTGCCACAGTCAGCTTGCGCCTTGAGTGGGGCGTATCTATCTGGGGAGTATCACCATGCCGGTCGGCGATGAGCTGCATTGCCGTTGAGGCAACGCGCTCTACATACATTGTATCGCCAGTCATATCCTCCATCCTGCAACATCCCCGCAATATTGAAACTTTTTGCTGGGAAAGGAGTAGAATGTTGGCTTTGTACTGGTCGACAAATGCAACCGGTATCTCGGAACTCATTAGATAACCTTTCAACTAAGTTTTCAATTGAGCGGAATGGTTATCCGACAATCGGGCCTATCCTACCTAACGTTGGTAAGCGTGCGGTTTACCGCAATCTTTTGGGCCTATTGAAAGGTTATCCAATATTATAAAATCTTTAGGGGGCTTTCAGCTTATCCCTTCGACTTTTTTAACTGTTCTCGTAATCTCATTACTTGGTCTATTAACGGCTGACGTATTTTCTTGTCTTTACTCGAAAATTCAGGTTTTGCCATTATATCGTTTATCTGGGTCTGTATATCGCCCGGAGTAGGTATTTGGCTAACGGTAATCGAGCCGTGCTCGGCGAACTTGCCACCCAAATTGGCCGAGTATCTTACAAAATCAGGGTCGTCGCCGAACTTCTCTAATAATCTCACCTTAAATTCAGCATCGCCTTCGGGCGTCGCCGTCGCTCCTCTCGCTCCGTGCTCTAT